GTGTCATTGAATATGTTCGCATTGTTCCGGGTTCCGGTCCTATCGATAATCCAGGACCATCAACGATTATGAAGACTGAATTACCGGGCGGCGTTGCGAAAGGTGTTTCATTTAAATATGTCAAGGATGGTTTGGCACTATCGACAGATTTAACCGTGACTGTTCCGGTTCATCCTGATATTACAGTCAATATGCGCGATTTCATTGACATTGACGGTACGCGGTTCAAGATCGTGCAGGATATTTCCTCGCCGGCGGCGGGCACGCGTGTTGTGTGGAAGTTCATTGTTCGCAAGGGTTCGTGATAAATGGCTGTCAACAACCGTCGCAAACTCGATAAACTGATTGACCTATTTCAACCGCGCATTCGCGATGCGTTCCTAGCTGCGGTGCGCGATGTTGTGGATAACGTCATTTTGGTTGATATCATCCGGGCGATTGAGAACGGTGATCCGATACGTGCGTTCGAGTTGCTAGGTTTCAATCAATCAGCAATGCGTCCGATTACACGCATGATTGAGGAAGCGTTTGAAACGGGCGGCGTGTTGACCGGTCAAGGTTTCCCTAAATATCTGAATACATCATCCGGGCGCGCGATCTTCCGTTTCGACGTGCGCAACAGTCGCGCGGAAGGTTGGTTGCGCGATCATTCATCATCAATGGTGACGCGCATTACAGATGATGCACGCGAGATTGTCAGGGTAACAATGGAGCGCGGTATGCTGGCAGGTGACAATCCGCGCCGCACGGCTCTTGAGTTGGTCGGGCGCATCGATCCTGTTACCAACATGCGAACGGGCGGCACCATCGGACTTACACCAGGACAAGAGCGATGGGTTTCCAACACGCGGCGCGATTTGAACGAAATGCAGGTAATTGCATCGCGCGTTCGTAGTGGTGAATATTCGACGTTGCAGGCGCGCGAACAATTGGAGAAAAGCGGCTATTTCTCGCGTGCATTACGTCGCAAGGGTTCCGACAACCAAATCATTAAATCAATCACCAACGGCAAGGATTTAGACACCAACACAATTGACCGTCTTGTGATGACATACCGCAATAACGCGTTGCGCTATCGTGGTGAGGTGATCGGGCGCACGGAAGCGTTGCAGGCGTTGAACCGGTCGGAATATGAAGCGCACCTCCAGGCGGTCGATACCGGCGCGTTACGGCGGCAAGACGTGAAACGGATATGGGATAGCGCGGGCGATGGTCGCGTGCGTGACACACACCGCGAAATGGATGGACAGGCGGTTTCGTTGGATGAACCGTTTATCAGCCCGTCCGGTTCGCAGATGATGTATCCGGGTGATGGCTCGCTAGGTGCGGACGCGGCGGAAATAATCCAGTGTCGTTGCCGCGTCCGCATAGAGGCTGATTTCCTGGCGCAATGGAATGATTAGCGCCGGGATGATTTCTCATTAAGGAAATCGATTTCCGGCGTTTCTTTGCGTTCAGCGTAGTATTTCACCTGCACCATTGCGGAATTGATCATCTTGCCGCAAATGTTGGTCAATTCCTTCACGTCTTTCCGGTCAGCTTTTCCGCTGCGAAGATCGGCATAAAGGTCCGCAAGGTTGTCGCGCATTTCGTTGACGTTTTTCATTTCATTTTCCTTAGTTGGCGGTTAATTTTGACGATTTCAGTATATGCTTGTTCCAATTCAATTGGTGGTCGCATACCGAATTTTTCTCTTAGTGTGTTTCTGGCTATGATATGAACTTGAGCCATGTATTTACGACTTGCTACTCTGTGCTTCTCCTTATATCTTTGTTTTTGTTCGTCTGTCAAGTTTGGTGGTGTTGGATTTTTTTGATAATACTCCTTTTGTTTTTCTGCTAAAATTTCCCTATGTAAACGCCTGTATTCAGCATCCCATTCTTTTCGTTTGTCGGGATATTTTTCACGATGGCGTTTTGTTTCGGCATACCGTTTTTCAGGATTTTCAGCACGCCATTTCTTACGATATTCAGCACGCTTTTCAACATTGCGAGCGTTATAGCGTCGTTTTGCTTCAATCTGGCGTTCTCGTTTTTCCTCCGGTGAAAGCGCCATTCTAATAACTCCTAATTACGTTTCGATGATTGTTTATTGCATGTTGTTCAATTGCTGTCAACAGATAAAGGTAAGCCATCCGGTGCAATTAATGGCAACATCGCAATCGCCATTTTTTCCAATTCACCATGCGGAACATTCGCAGTCAAGTGTTTCACATAGAATTCATTCCGTCCACACGGATGATGTGAATTGAATGCCGCAACCGGATAACCTTGCGATTGCCAGATTGACCGGCATTCGTCTGATTGTGAGACACAAGCAAAATTGAAGCGCCGCAAAAATGACGGATGGCCTAGCGCAAAAACCAGATCATCCATATTCAGTTTCTCACCAGCATGTTTGAGCGTGACGGCGGTTTGCGCGCCGGGCGATCCACTAAACGAGGCGGCTTGCATGGTCACGCTCACAATCTCGCAACTATGGCCGGTTCGCTCCAGGATATCCGCCATTGCAGCGATCACGGCGGCGCGCACAGTGAGGTTGTCGGCGTTGATGCTCGCCGATGCGGTATTTTCCACAAACAGCGTCACAACGCGGCGTCCCGGCTGTTTGGGCCGTCTGATCATGTGCATGGGGTTGCCAGCAAGCAACCTGCCAACGTTCACATTCCCGCCCGCTACGCCGTAAGATCGACGGCGGGCGGTCGCATGTTCAAGGTTAAGGAATTCAAGCACGCGGGCGGCGTTCTGGACGCCATCACGCCAGCCGTCACGCACAAGGTTGACGGCGGCGCTCATGTCTCGCGTACCGTGCCAATTCGCGATACCAGTCCAACCCGCATCGCGCTTATCGGTTCGTTTGTCGGCTGGTATCGCTTCAATGAATTTGACCATGTTGGCGAGATTGGAAAAGCCGAAAAATGCGAGCGGATTTTTATCTTTGAAGTAATTCAAATAACGTTGATCATCGCCATAAATTGCGGTTGATCCATCGCGAGTTATCGGCTTGTCCCGACTGTCAACGATGAATTTATACGCGTCAAACGATTTGAGTTCGTTCGGTCGCGGTGCGGATGTGTTGTTGTCGCCAGTCACCATGCAACCGGGCATTTGTTTCAGTTGCTCGACATCCTGCGGCGTGGCGGAATAAAACAACCAATTTTTATTGTCGCTATCCCACACACCACCTAATTGTTTCAAGCGGTCTTTATGGTCAAATGTGCGTCCGGTAACGGTGATGGTCATTTAATACACGTATTTTCCAGCACAATTGAAGTGACCCAAATTAAACAATCGATAATCAAACGCAAGTCTAGGTCTTGCTTCAATCATGATTGCACAAGATATATCAGCCGTGCGGCTATCCATATATTTCGCGGTTGGGTATCGGTTCGGTGCGCTACGATATTTCATGATCAATCCAACTCGATTTGTTCAATGGTACAGTTGTCATTTGCGGTCATTTCCGCCCATGCTTCAACAAATTCACCAGTTACAACACCTAATGAATTCAACGCGCCTTTACGAAGTTCATAAGTCAAGCCGCAATGGTCGTCATCTTCCTTGACAATCACACCCACGGTTTTCGCTTCATTCCAACATATTGAATATTTCATTTCACTTTCTCCCTATCAGTTTCACTTAGTCCCTTCAACAGGTAACTTTCGCAAACATCGTTCCAATTGTCGCCAGCGGCAATTGCGGCGCTTCCCATAATTATAGCACGTGTTGAAACAACATGTCTAATGTTTTTATCTGCAACACGTTTGCGCAATTGCCAAACGTGTTCCAACCATTTCACGTTTCCATTACAGAAAGCGCGCTCCAGGTTCAAATCATAATCAACCGTTACGAATGCAAATCGGTCAAGGCTTGCCGCGTCCAATTCATTTCGTCCAATATAAACGCGGTCTGCCCCATTACCGAATGTGTTTGCTGTTGCAACCATTCGGAAATTGGCATGTCGCGGCGTTGGTTGGTCACGGTCAGGAAATGCAGCATATCCATTTGCCAACGCGGCGTTAGCGGACAATAGCGCACTCGCGTCCCAAGCGTCGATTTCATCAGCAAGCCAAACCCCGCCGAATTCAAAAGCCGCGCGGAATGGTGTTGAATGATATTTTCCGTATCCATCGATAAACCCCGTCAATTCGTGCGTGTCGTTGATTGTGGATGTGATGTAAAACGGCAAATTAAGCGCGATTGCGGCTTGTTGACCAATGGTTGTTTTGCCGCAACCAGCGGGACCAACCATCATGACAGGGTGATTGAGCGCGCATTTGCGAATGACATTTTCAGTGCGGTAATGTTGCAACCCTTCCAACGTCACCGAACCTTGCGGACTTGTGACGATCAATTGACGCGGCGCGAGTTGTTCAAGTGTTTCCTTGATTAGTCGCTTGGTTGTTTCTCCTGATAGGAGTTCGGCTTGCATTTCACTGCGCGCAATACGTCGCGTAA